TATCCATATTAAAAATCTCTACAGGAGCATTACCATCTTTATCATGGATAAAATCTGTAATTCCATTCCAATTTTCTTCTGTTTTAACAGATTGTAATAAATTATAAGCTTCTTTAATTAATCTCCAAGTATTTTCAGGAACTTTTACTACTTTAAATCCTAATGGAGTTAATTTTGGTAATTCACTTGATGTTCTAAAGTTAGTTTTTTTATTTCTATTATGATATTCAGTTGATAATCTTTCGTCTTCAATAGAATTATATATTTTTTCTCTGAACCATTTAGTGATAATCATTTTCTTTCCCTTCACAATAGCTAAACCAGAATGATGACTAGCTGGATTTTCACTTCCGGTTCCATCTGAATTTTTCCAAACAACTGCTGTACCTTTACGAGGAGAAATTTTTTGGTTTATACGTGGAAATTCAGTTTCACCTCCTTCTTCAACATCATTTAGATAAATCATAAATGTCCAAGTACGTTGACCACTAGATAAACAATGATTAGTATATCCATCACCCACAAAATAATCATTATGGTAATTAAAATACTGACCTTCTAAATAAATTTGTCCTTGAGTAGGTTCTGAATATTCACTTGTAATTCCTAATTCATCATACATTTTATTGTTGATGATTTGAAATTTAGGATCATTATCAGGTATTACTGAAGTACTACTTGTACGTCCTTCATTATATATTGATTTCTCAGATCCTGTTCCAGCTACAGTAGAACGAGTGTTGCTGCTTTCAATATGATTACATAAATAATCACATTCTTCATCAGTTAAAAAATTTGGGATTGTAAATATTTCTAATCCCTGATCATTTTCAATATAATTTCTATTGTTTTGCATTTTTTAATTCTTCATCGGTGAAAAATTGTCTTAAATTAGGAGCAAAATATGATAATGATTTTTGTACTTTACGATCTTCTGAACGATAAACTACAAATTTATCACCACGTTTTTCAAAATGACATGGACGTTGCGAAGCAGCAGCTCTAAATTTAGCAGTTGCATCAGCTTCTTCCTCTGTAGCACATGATTTAGATAAGTTAGATTCTTGTACTTCATTATATGCAGCTAAAAATTTATCTTTCAAACCAAATGCCATAATACCTGCCGACAATACGTACATAATATCACAAAAAGCATCTAATACTTCTACAATATCTCCATCTTCAGCAGCGTGTTTATATTCATCTAATTCCTCTAAAATGAAATTATAGATAAAATCACGTTCCATTTTTTCAGGAATTGTAGGTACTTTATTGTTTAGTTTACCGAATAACTTATTAAATGTTTCTACTTCGGTAATAAAATGTAAGCGATCTGCTTTAATTTGGTTAGCAATGATTTGATCTTGCCAAGTTTGTTCTGTGTTTTCCATAACTTTTATTTATAAGGGAGAATTTGGGGTTTTAATCTAATTGTTTTTTTGTCTACTTGAACTATAGTTTCATAAGTTACATCATCATAACCAATGAGTTTACCTAAGAAATATTCTCCGTCCAAATTAACCCAAATATCCTCTCTAAATTTAATATGTTTTCTATTAGATTTAATCATATTAAATATATGCTTGTAAATTAAATTTTAACATTTCTAATACTTCTTGCTTAGCTGTTTTAGCATGATCAGCAAACACACCTGATACTTCTGATGTCATCATTGAAGCACCCATATGTTTAACTCCACGACATGATACACAATTGTGTGTTGCATGCATCATTACCATAATACCTTCATTACCTACAATTAATTTATCCATAGCATTATGAATAGCCATAGTTAATTGTTCTTGAATAGCACCTCTACGTGAGAAATGCTCAACTACACGATTTAATTTTGATAATCCGATTACCTTACTTTCAGGACCAGGTACATATGCAATATGGCATTTACCTAAGATTGCTTGGTGGTGGTGAGAACACATTGATATTACTGGAATATCGCGCTCTAATACAATACCATTATAACCGTCTGATGGGAATGCTGTAACATCACCTAATACTTCATAACGACCTCTCCATAAATCATTAACGTATGCTTTAGCAACACGTTTTGGAGTGTTAGATGAATTAGGATCATTACGCCAATCAACACCTAATGCGTCTAAGAAATTACCATATGCAATAGTTGCATTATCGATAATGGTTTGTTTTTCTTCTACGGTTAAAGAGCGTTCTTTACCTTCGGTTTCAATGATTTGTTGTAAATGGAGTGAGATACCATTTGCATTACCTGAATTGGTAATTTCTAAATTGCTAATTTCGCACATAACTTATTGTTTAAATTTATAACTGAATTTAATTAGGAAAGACTTGATTGACAAGTCCTTCCATTTATAATATTTTATTAGGTATTATTCTATACCTGCAATTTTATTCCAACGATATTCAATTTCGCTCATTGGTTCCATTGAATCTTCTACTGCATTCATTCCTGAAGTAGCATTTTTGTTTTCTTTAGTATCAACGATTTCATCGTATTGATCCATTGTCATGATATCTCCATCAGCACACAATTCGATTAATTTTTCAGCTACGTCATGTAACTGCATATCATCAGTTGAGTCTTCACGAGCGAATTCTAGTAAACGTATAAATAATGGTACGTCAACTGTGATGACATCCATTTTATTTTCTTCTTGATCTTCCATTGTTGTTATTTGATATAAATATAGTAGAGAAATGAATTCCTTACAAATTTAATTTAGAACCTATAGTAAAGAAAAATGTAGGTTTTTCAAATGTTGATGGTATATTTGATTTAATGTTAAAGTTAATTCGGAAACGTTTAGTTAACGGAATATCAAATGAATTACCTAACATAACATTAAAATTTTTATTTACTTTCATTATTGGATCACTCGTAATATAAGATGTCGGAGAATAAAGTAAAAACACCTCAGGTGTAAATTTAACTTTAGTTTTTGTTTCTAATGGTCTCATATAAAAACCAGTTAATGAAGGACCATACATTTGATCTCCTGAACCTAAAAATCCAGCAATTAATGACACGTTATAACCAGTAACACCTTTTTTACCTAATAATTTAATATATGTGTATCCCCCAAATGTTAAATGGTCTGTAAATGTAGTTGCATATGTTAATGAATAGTTTCGAACGTGACTAATAGCACCATTTGTAGTATACATTTTAGTATATTTACCTGTTAATGCTAATTGTTTGAAATTTAAATGAATCATTGAAGTAGCACCCCAAGATTCGTTGCCCATTAATGATGATTTGGATGCTGAAATACCCAATACAGGAGTAAATGAATTATCTGCATTTTGCATTGCTGCTAAATCTCCTTGGATAACTAATGGATTTGTTGTATTTACTGTTTTAGCTTTCTTTTCGTCTTTTTTACTATCTGATTTCTTTTCTTCCTTTTTAGATTCAGACTTTGATTCTGATTTCTTTTCTTCAGATTTACTTTCAGATTTAGATTCGGATTTAGACTCACCACCACCTTCTGATTTTGATTCAGATTTAGACTCACCTCCTCCAGATGAGCCACCACTATCAGATTTAGATTCACTTGATGATCCACCAGAACTTCCACCTGAAGATCCACCGCTGCTTCCACCTGAACTTCCACCTCCACCACTTGGGGCAGCTCCACCACTTGGTGCGGAACTACCCGCTGATGATGCGCTTGAACTTGCGGTAGATGATGCACTTGATGATGCACTACTTGATGCTGTACTGGATGCAGTGCTAGATGCTGTACTAGCGGCTGCACCTGCTGCAGTATTAGATGCTGTAGATGAAGCAGTACTTGCTGCTGTAGAAGCTGCAGTTGAAGCTGCTGTTGAAGCAGCAGTAGATGCGGCAGTATTAGCAGCAGTTGACGCCGCAGTCTGTGCTGCAGTTTGAGCTGCTGTTTGAGCAGCAGTCTGTGCAGCAGTTTGGGCAGCAACTTGTGCTGCTGCTTGAGCTACTACTGCTGAAATTGTATTTGATATTGTTTGTGTTTGAGTTTGAGTAACTACTTCATTTGCTTTACAAACATAAGCTTTTATTTGTTCATTTACCCATAATTGCACATCCCCTTTAGCTGCTTCATCATATGAAAATGAGCGAGCTGAACTACGATATACAATCAACACAGAACCCCCGATCGGAACTTCATATGTTACCATTTGTTTCGAACAGGGGTCAAAATATGCGTTAACAAGTACTTGTGACTTGCTAACAAATGAAACGATTAAAAGTAAGAGTATAAATACATACTTCACTTATTAAGCAACTAATGCTTTGCTAAATCCGTCAGGACAAGTTCTAGTACATACTAAAGTTGCAACAACTGGTGCTACTGCAGCTCCGATTGCGATACCAACTCCTGCTGGAGTAGCCCACAATGCAGCTGAATCTAAACTATAGTAAATACAATTTGAAATTACATTTTTTAATAATTGAGCATCAACACTTCCACCAACACCAGGTATCGCTAAAAATCCAGTTGATACTATTTCTCCCATTGCTGTTGCTACCGCCATTTTAGCAGCCATATCAGCAATGTATAAAACTGGAGTTGCCATAAATGACAATGTAGTTGAAGTTGCAGCTCCAGCAGGTTGAGCTGGGGTGAATGCAGCAACACATCCCATTGAGATAGCAGCTGTTAATCCTAATCTACAAGCGTTTTCATCTAACCAAGCGTATGCAGCCCAAGCATAGTCATCAACAACATCAATACCCTCCATTACTCGTTTTTCAACTTCTGCTGATAATATTTTAAATTCATCTGAAGTTACATCCAATCCAGCA